ATGGTAGGCCTAGCTTTACGACTGCTACAACGATTAGGGGGCGCTTAGAGGCCCGCGCAAAGCGCGTTTTACTCCCCAATGGTACGGTGGTCAACGTAGATGCCTTTTTGATCGTAGAGCCCAGCCACACAATCGCCAGCGACGATAAAATAACATTTGATAGCGTCGATTATCGGGTCCTCGATATTTTTAAGGTCCCGGGCGGTAACGGTGGCGTACATCACCAAGAGATAAGGCTTGCAAAATGGCCATCAGCCTAACGCTCGACACTACCCAAATTCAAAAGGGTTTGAAAAAAGCAACAGATTTAGTCGATCGCGCTATGTCTGGTGCAGTTACCGACGTTGCATATGAGGTTTTAAGATTATCAGCCTTAGAGGTCCCATTAGACACCGGAATGCTGCTCACTAGTGGTAGCGTACAACCATCGCACGACGACAAAGAAAAACTAGTAGGATACAATAAGGTTTATGCGGCTCGTCTCCACGAGCACCCCGAGTACCATTTTGGCAATGGTCGAAAGGGTAAATACCTAGAGGATCCTATTAAAATGAACTTAAGAGTGTTTCAAACCTATTTTAGTAAGGCAATAGCGGAGGCCCTACGATGAGCGTAATATCCGAGATTGCACAGTATTTAGTCGATAACGAGCAGGGTACACTTGGCACCGACATTTTTTATAGCCAGGCTCCAGACCTAGAGCTTGATTGTGTTGTGGCCGTGATCGACCGCTCCGGTCCCGCTCCAGACATCGACATCCTGGCAATCAAGTCTCCCATGTTTCAAATTTTTATCAGATCAAAGGATTATGCGACCGGTCGTGCCAAGCTAGACACTATTCGCGACCTACTCCACGGTCAGACAATGACTACGCTTGTGCAGGGTGGCCATAAGTTTTTGCGTATTCAGGCAATGAGTGAGGGTGGACACATAGGGGTCAACGAGAGTAATCGCGATGAATTTTCGATCAATTTTATGTCGGAGGTAATAATTTAATGGAAAAAGTAGTTGCTGGTCAACCAGTCCGTGAGTTAAGGTGTAGATTTTGCCGCGCATTCATAACCTACGAGCACATTTTGGCCGGGATCATTGTGCACCGGTGCTCTAAATGCGGAGAGCAAAACGAGTTCGAGTTTAAGTTTTTGGACGTCCCCTCGGTGCGTGCTATGATTGAGGATAGATTTATTATCAATAAAAAACCAAAGGGGGTGAAATAATATATGCCAAGTGCTACAAACGTAACGCTCGGAGCCGTTGATGTCTCAATCAATGGAGTCGACATAGGCCACTGTAAAGGTGGAGCCGAAGTCACCTACGAGCCAGAATTTACCGAAACATCAGTCGACCTTTATGGGAATACTCCTATCGAGGCACGCCTAGCTGGTGAGCGTCTAACCGCCAAAGTCAAATTTGCCGAGTATACAATCGCCAACCTCCGTAAAGCTATACCACAGGCCACATTTGCTGGAGCTGGAGATAGTAGAATTACTCTCGGAGCTAAAGCAGGCAAAAAAGCCGGCGACGATGCTGTCTTATTGGTCCTACACCCATCAAACATGGGGACTCGCGCTAATGACGTCGTGCTATACAAAGCCGTTGTGATTAGTTCAGTTAATCTCGTACACGCCAATGACGAGCAAAAAATGATCGAAGTCGAATTTTTGGCCCTAGTTGACGAAAGCAAATCAGATGGTAACTACCTCGGTCTAATTGGAGATAGTACCACTTAATAATTTATTACTATGTGCCCTTAGTGGCCGGATAAGTTAAAATATGAAACTTACAATAACACTCGATGATGGCCCAGAGGTCGTCATTGAAAAACTCCCGATTGGAAAATATGCGGAGCTACTCGCAAGCCTACAAGAGCTCCCAAAAAAGTTTGACGTATTTATCTCAGTCGATAAAACTCAAATCATGCAAGTACTGCCGAGGTTAATCGGAGAGTCTCTCCCAGATGTAATTAATCTTTTAGTCATTGCTACGCCACTCCCAAGAGAAAAACTAACTACGCTTGGTTTGTCGGAGATCATCGACCTTTTGGTCGCGGTAGCCGAGGTTAATAACTACTCAAAGGTTTTTGATCAAATAAAAAAAGTAATCCCCCAAAGCGCCAACGCTCCGGCGAGAGCGGGGGAGACTCCAGAGACGCGCTAGATTGGTTATGGTGGGCCGTTGACCTCATTGCAAGCGAATATGGTGGTGGTCCCCGGGCAATTCTCGAGGGGGTTTATCTCGACGAGTTGATCCCCATGATTAAACAAATAAATATCCGCAAAGTCAAAAATTACAAAATGCAGGTAATGATCACACATACCTCAGATCCTAAAGGATTTATGAAACGCCTCGACGAGCTAGAGAGGGCGGACAAACCAGTCGAGCTTGACACAGCCGGTATGGAGGCTCTCAAATTGGCGATGAGCTCCAATCCAAAAATTATCGTAAAGTGATAATATAGATCTATGGCATTTGACATGGGATCAGCGGTAGCACACATTAAGGCGGACATCTCGGATTTTCAGAGGGGAATGGTTCAGGCTCAAACCGGTTTGGATGGGTTCAAAAATGGCGCACTTAACCTAATGTCTACTCTAGGAAAGTTTGCGATAGTTGCCGGATCAGCGGGTCTCGCTACCGCCGGGATAGTTGGCAAAAAAGCTATTGATGACGCCATGGTATATGAGCAACAGGTGATCGCGCTCAACACCCTATTAGGCGACCAAGAAAAAGCCAGCGCTCACATCGCCAAAATCCGTGAGGACGCTCTAAAGACTCCATTTAACGTAGAGGGGCTTATCCGAGGCAATCAGTTGTTAATTTCGGCTGGCGTAGAGGCAAGTAAAGCCGAACAAGACATCCTAAACCTAGGTGATGCTCTCTCAGCGAATGGCAAGGGGGCCGAGGAATTGGATCGCACCCTAGTCAACCTCCAGCAAATCAAAAACGTAGGTAAAGCCACCGAGATGGACATGAAACAGTTTGCATTCTCTGGTATCAATATGTACCAGCTACTAGCTGACTCGACCAATCTCCCAATTGAAAAACTCAAAGACATGGATATTAGCTACGAAATGATCTCGGGCGCTCTAGCTAAGGCTAGTGCGGAGGGTGGTAAATACCACGACGCCAACCTTATGCAAAGTGCATCGCTTGCCGGTCTTAAGTCAAATTTACAAGATACAGCTAGTCAAACCCTGGTTAATATAGCCAATACAACAGGCTTATTTGATGCGATTAAAAACGGGACCACCGCTTTAATATCATTCTTAGAGGAAAATGGACCCAGGGTCGCCGAATTTATTAATGCGACCGTTGAGGTGGTACGCGGTTTTGTAAATCAAATGATTATCTTTTTTAACGAGTGGATTAAACCAGCACTCGACGTACTCGTCGGGTGGTTTAGAGAGCGGTGGGATACCATAAGCCTAATCATCATAGGGGCATGGAATATTATCAAAGGCGTGGTCCAAGTCGCTTGGGCCATTGTTTCAGGACTGATTAAGGTAGGGCTCGCACTGCTTGCTGGCGATTGGAGTAAGGCCTGGGAGGCAATCAAACAATCCGCACATCTAGCCTGGGAGGGTATTAAAAACATATTTGTAGGTGCTCTCCAGTTTATTGGGGGTTGGGCTGGTACAATGTATCGCAAACTAGTTGAGCCATTTGAAAATGCCTGGAATAAGATCAAAGACCTTGTCGACAAAATCAAGGGTGCCCTCGACTTTACCCAGCGCCATTCCCCATCGGTCGTCGACATTGTCACTATGGGCGTCAAAAAAGTTAATCAGGCCATGGATAACCTCGATTTTGGCTCCGGCCTTATGGTTAAACCCTCGCTCGCTATGGCCGGGGGAGTGGCCAGCTCAAACATCAATCAATTCACTATTAGCCTGGACGGTGCAATTATTGCCAATGAGGCTTCGGCAATAGAGTTTAGCGAAATGGTTGGAGACACAATCATTAAGACACTACAAAATACAATAAGGCTTTAATCTATGGCCTACAATATCTCAATTAATGGAGTCGATCGCACTGCCGACGTACTTACTAAAAGCATTAAAATAGAGGACGCAATAAATGACAAGGTTAATACCTGCACATTTGTTTTGGATGATGTGCATGGTACGGGCGCTCCAGGGTCCGAGCAAGAGGTAATAATTACCGATGACGACGACACCATTCAGATTGGCGGATACATTATCGACATAGAGTATCAAAACAAAGTTAAAGGCGGGGGTGCGGTTCGTTATGGCATCTCATGCGTCGACTACGTTCGACTGCTAGATCGCAACCTGGTCCACAAGTCCTACCTAGCGCAAACTGACGAGCAAATTATCGACAACATAGTCGATACCTACTGTCTCGGGGCGGGCATAACGACTACCAATGTGGTCTCCGGAATAACTATCGATAAAATATCATTTAACTACATCCAGCCGAGTCGAGCCCTTACAAAACTAGCTACCCTATCCGGACAATCCTGGTATATAGACTACGAAAAAGACATCCACTACTTCCCACTCACCACAAATGCAGCACCTTTTAACATTACGAGCTCATCGAATGAGTATTGGGGTCTATCGCTTGGCAAAGATGGTAGTCAGATAAAAAACCGGGTTTATGTCCGAGGAGGCACCAAGCTCTCAGACCCTACGACACATACCCAAAAAGGGGACGGGACAAAGCGCATTTTTGTGCTACCTGATAAGCCGCACGATGTCACGGTCCAAGTTGACCATGGGTCAGGGTTTGTAACTGAAACAATGGGTATTAAAAACGTCGACACGTCAGGTTTCGACTGGTATTTGAATTTTCAAGAAAAATACATTGAACAGGACGCAGGCGGGGCGGTACTAACTACCGCGCACTCTCTTAAGCTAACCTATACCTATGATATCCCGATTCTAGTCGCTATTGAGGATACGGCCTCAATTTTGGCCAACGGTCAGCGAGAGTTTGTTATTTTTGACAAGTCAATTACCACTACTCAAGGTGCTCGTGACCGCGCAACAGCCGAGCTTACAGATTACTCGGACAGAGTTGTCGAGGGCTCGTTCAAGACATGGACAAAAGGGTTTAGGAGCGGGCAATATATTAATATTAACTTGAGTGATTATGGGGTAAACGATAACTACATGATCCAAAAAGTAGTAGCTAAGGGCATGGGGGCGGGAGTTTTTGAGTACACTATTTCGATCGCCAGCGTTAAAACTCTCGGGATCATTAAGTTTTTGATCGGCCTGCTCGAAAATAACCAGCGATTAGTCGAGCTGGACGATAATGAGGTAGTCGATGAGCTCTATAACGTGACGGACTCTCTGCTAAGTGATAGCATAGTAGATAGCTTAACAATTGATAGCGCCGGTCCCTATTCGACCTGGTGTACCGACAGTCTCGAGTCTAGTCCGATTACTAGGGCTAGGTGGTCACTGTTTCAGTGGGGATAACTATGGACATAAAACAAAACGAGCAAATCATCCCGACCGGTAAAGTATTAATCACAATTCGCGACGCCAAGACTGGTAAGATTAAGTATGAAAAAATGACAAACAACATGTTTGTCACGTCAGGCAAAAACTCACTCGCCTCTGGTCTTATCGGCAACATATCAAACAACCAGGGGATTATCACTTACTGCGCGCTCGGGACCGGCTCAACTGCTCCGTCTCTTGGAGATACTGACTTACAAAC